CTGTGTGTGCCTCCTTTGCTGCTCCTCCTGCTGCGGCGGCAACCTCCGCTTGCTTTGGGTCTGCCTCCGCCTGCCTCCTTAAATTGCTTGCATTTTTAAGCATTTCTGTTGCTGCTGCATTTGCCTGTTCCTCGGTAAGTCCTCGCCTCTTTGCCGTATTATACTCTTTGCGTATTCCTTTGGTTCCTGCATCACTACGTTCCTTACGTTCCTTCCTTTGTATAGCAACCTCCTCTGCAATATCTGCTTGTTCGGTCTTAATGCTTCTAATGTCCTGTGCCAATTTGAACTGGTCGGGCGTTTGAATGACTTGTGCTGATGCTGGCGGTTGTGCTTGTCTTGATGCGAGTAAATTTGCTATTAGGTTTTGACTACCGCCTGCACCTCCCATTGGAATGTCACGGTTCATACCGGTCTTAAACACAGGTATAATCTGTTTGCCGGCAGGTGGTCTACCAGTGAGTTTTCTCGGTCTTCTCTTCTTCTTCTTTTTGTCCTTCAATGGTGCCATCTATATATCTATGCGCCGAAATTAATTTATTCGTCTGTGAATAATAATTGATTGAAATTCTTATAGAACGTATGAGTCCGTGCGTTATACATCAAAAAGTTATACTGCTTATCGAATACGAAATTGAACAATGCCTTTGTTTCATCTTTCGTTAAACCAAACACTTCTTGACTAAAATTCTCCGTTTCTACCATCGACTTCGGTTTGAACAATATTACTACATCTATTAATGCACGTAACGACTTGGCGAGTGCTTTCTGGTTCAACGCTGATATAATGATGTTGAGTTTCATGTGACGATGCTTATTGATTAACCTACGTAGATTTAACTCCGTCTGTTTGTTCTTTAATTGCTCACTGAAATCGTCGAGGACTAACACGCTGTTTCCTTCGTCGTCCTTTGTCTTTATTGCTAACTCGGTAATTGTGTTAAATGTATTCTGCGTTAAATCGTGATATACCTTTGGGTGGTCTTTGAATGCATGGTCTTCTTCGCTGTCAAATACCTCCTTGGGCGTAGCATACATAACATTATCAAATACTTTTCGGTATATACGATTCTTGCCGGTTGCCTTGAATAAATTTGCGATGAATGTTGATTTGCCTGTTCCCATACCGCCGCTGACGAATATCACGCTGCACTTATTTGGGAATGGCGGTGGAACGTCTAATACGTTGTCTATGGATTGCTTTGATGGTTTGATTACTAAATCACTCTGTTCTATCTCTTCTATTTTCATTCTGTTATATTAGTGACAGAAAATTATTATACCGTGTCTTCAATAGATGATGATGATGCTGAATGCTCGCCCAACGTTGTCTCCTCTAAATGATCGAGTTGTATTAACTTGTAACCTGTAAGTTGGTCGTCCATCTTCTTTTTGAGTAATATGCTTGACTGCGTAAGTTTAATATACCGATTATAACTATCATCTATGAATGTCTTTGCATCAATCGGTCTATGCTCTGGTTTCAGTGCCAACCATTTGAATATATCCGTTGCTAATTCGTAAAAGTCCTTTGAAGACGATAATGTCTGTTCCATCTGTCGGTTCAATTGTAAATACAACTCTATGCTACCTATAATGCCACATACCAGTGCAATCAACGAATTAAGCACGCTAATGATTTCCTGTTTCATAAATGGTTGCAATCCAATGCTGAATATTGAGTTTAATGCGGATAAAATGATGACGGGTAAACGATACCATTTCAAACGCGTCTTTAACGTAATATACCTCTTCTTATGGTTGTTTGAATGGGCAGCAGAATTCAAACGAATCCGTTCCAGAATAGTATCAATGTCTTCCATTTATACTATACCTATATTTTTATTATTTTACCTTAATGGTTTCTTACTTGGACATAGAAACGCTACCGTCCGCCATGTTATACGACAACACTATATCGTACAAAGCAAACGTGTCCACCACGCACGCAACGGAACTCGCGTACTGTGTAAGGTTGAGATACACGTTCGATGAATTTAAATCGCGCCCACTGATGAGTGCCTGACCAGCAGCGGAGTCATTCTCAAAATTGGTTGCCAAAAAGAAAGAACCAGTTCCGGCGGTTCCAGTTGCTTCAACGAATTGAGTAGCGGTGAACACGCAGTCAAAAGCATTCATATTGGACGCAGAAAACACCTTCATAATTTCACTCATCACTTCGCCCGGGTAGATGAAAGATGCTGACGTGGCAACGCGAATAGGAACAGAAGGCACGTTCATACCATCTACCGTGTAGAAGTACGAACTAATTTGAGGAAACACACGGTCACCGGGCACGTTCTCAATATCGGGAGTTGCGAGATTCGCAGACAAACGGAAAGTATTGATTAGCGCCTTAACAGACGAATACCTCGCCGGAATGAGAATAGAGTTGGCAGACGTGGACGCAGCAATTGTTGCCTGAAAGTTATTGACTCCAACGCAATGCTGTTTCAATACTCCACCACTCTGGTTTAGCAGTGCCGCATAAGTGCCAGCGTCCAAATCCATCACCTCCAATTGGAGTGCGATATTGGATAATTTGTAAACGGTGGAACCAGCAGTGTATGAAGTGCTGTTAGCAAACAACATACCCACAGCAGTGGTCGCCATCGTCATTCGCAATCGTATCCCATCTACGAGTGGGCAAAACTGCTGCGCGCCCGTTCCCAGCACAGCAGAGTGCAGCGGAAGCGCGCAACGGACAACGGGACCGTCGACGGTGGTCGCACCGTTCAACTTAATACCTGCTTTAAGAGTGGAAGTGGAACCATTGAGAATGGTACCAATCGTGGTAGAACGTCCTAACGGTTGCAAATCTTGTAAAACTGCGGCATACACGTTGTAGTTCAAAAGATTCTCAACGGACTGATTTTGCACAACGGTCTCCAATGCCTGAATCAAACTGCTACCGGAACCGTTAGCGAGAGACATAACTGGGTCTGTAACGAACGTAGCGTTGGCAGTAACCTCAAAAACCAACTGGGTTGCCGATGTAATCACCATACCACGCTGCACAGCGGGAATGGAGAAGAAAATATCGGCGTTTGAAGAAGAAGAAGTATAACTGGTCGCATTATCGGGAAAAATTGAGATGCGGCGGGACTTGGCGGGTTGAATACCTTTGTATTCGGTCAGGTCGAGTTCGCGGGAGATGACAGGAATTATGCTTGCCATTTATACATTACCAAAAGAAAAGAATGTTTAAACATGTGTCTAATACTTTATTTGCCTAACTTCAATGGTTCACACGTAAATTTGCTAAAATCAACCTTATACTCTTTCAATTTCAGTAATAGGTCTAATAGTCGTTCTAATTCGACTACACGCTGTTCTAAACTTGCTAAACGTTCGTCGATCGGTTCCATAACTATTATAAAATATATATAGAACTTTTTTTGCTTAATCTCTCTTTGATGGGTCATATTCAATAATCTCAAACACCACTAAAAGTTCGACGGTTCCAGTTGCAAAAGTAGACGATGCGGTATGTCTATATGCAATCGTAAACGGATTCAGCGGAATCTCATTTAACATTAGGTCACACGGTAGAATAGATGTGCTGGTGCCCACGTTCGTAGGCGCTGATGCCTCTGCACCGTTAGTGCTTGTCGTGCCTAAAAAGTAGTCATTGCTTATAATACCTTCACCAACTACGCCTGAATATGTGCACACGCCATCGCCGAGGAATCCTGTTGCGTAGTATGAATGCGGATTTACGAGTAAACTCCCAGCACGATAATCTGTGAGATTAAGACATCTCAATAAGAACTTATGATGCGGTGCCTGCTTGTAATACCTGGGAAACTGAAACGAGAATGATGCGGCGGGCGTAGTTCCAGCGAACGAGACTTGATAATGCTTTATTTCTCTCATCTAATATACTATACAATTACATAATATATTATTACTAAATTAGGCAATCATTGACTTAACTCCACCTGTTGCACCAGAAACAACAGTTAGTTTCGGTTGACTTGCGGGCGGTGGTGCCTCCATTGCAGATGGTGAGTATGTTGCAGGATTGCTACCAATTAATGGTTTAATCGCTCCTCCTATCTTTGCAAATGGTGCGGGTGCGGGCGGCGGTGTGGGTGCTTTCGTCTGCGAACGCTTAAATGCCATACCCAATGGCGACTCTTGAAAAGCAGCAATCTGCTGTGCGTTCATTACTTTTACCGGTTTATTTGCTATATCACTACCAATGAACTTGGCAAACTTACCAGTAACATCACCAACCTTACCTAAAACCTGACTCGCCTCTGCTGCTTCTGCACCCACTCCCGCTGCGTCCGCTGCTGGTGCCGCCTTATCTAAAAGACCCGCTGCTTTGGTTGCTCCGCTGGCAATTGCGGGTATCGCCTTACGTTGTAAGAATTCGCCTGCACCACCAATCACATTACCTGCTCCTGCAACGAAATTGTTGAATCCTTTCTTAATGCTCCTACCTAAATTCTTGAAAAAGGACTTAATTCCCATTATATAATTATGCATATATTATAAATTATTTAGTTGCCAATTCCAGTAGTGCTCTTTCCGTTTCTTTTCTTTGCGTCGTTATTAAACTATCCACCATCGTTGGCATATTCTTCTCGCTAAAATCCACACGTATTACCAAAAACCAATCTGGGTTGCCTACCAACTCTAACGGACTGTAATCGTCGTTCAGTAACCTTACTCTTAAATACGTCAGTTCTCGGTTCGCGATTTGACTAAAAAACGGCGTCGCATTGAAATATTGCAATATCTTGGTCGGCGTGCACGTGATGGGAATACGTGCCAATGTTGCACCGTTACTACCGCTATTATCTTTGTTCGCAGTTTGCACATTATCCAACTGAATTACTATACCTAATGTGCTGGTTAGATTTACCACTTTCGTATTCGTGTTTGGACTGATATACGTGCCTGCAACAAAACCCAAATTCTTACCCATCGTAGTAGAGTTAATCGTAAAACCAGCGGATACTGATGTGGTAGTTATTAGGTTCGTAGTTGAACTATACGTGAATGTAACGCCGAACGTGGTGAAATATGCGTTTAGCAACACTACGACTTGTGCAATCGTGTAGTTGCCTGCGGGTAGTGTAAAAGTGTTACTATTAATCGTAAGAGTATTATTCTTGGAATTTACCATATTGATAGACACGGGTATACTTGCCTGCTCTAATCCAATTACAAAATGACTCGTATCTGCATTTGCTAATAGGATTGGCGAAAAGTAGAAATTGATGTCCGTGTTGAGTGTTGCCGAATTTAATACTAAATTCTGTCCTTGCGTTGACAGAAATATTTTGGTTGAACTATGTGTCAATGGATTACTCATTTACATATAGTTATATTTTTATTAATACGCCTTGCGGATAAATTGTTTGGGCAGTTTAGGTTCTACCGGAACAGGCACTGGTTCTGGGAACAACTTGGGTTCAGGCGCGGGTTCTGTTGCAGGTGCAGGCGGACGCTTCTTATTCTTGATGATAATAACCGGCGCATCGTCTTCGTCGCTATCGCTCGCGTCTTGGAACTGTATCACTGTGGGTTTTCTCTTCTTCTTGGGTTTGGGAACTTCTGGGACAATTATTTGCTTCTTGGTCTTTGGTATTTCCTGCTCTGCGTCTTCACGCTGTTCACGCTCTCTCACTGCTGCGCGCACTTCTCGTGCTTTTGCCAATGCATCTAACTGACGTTGAGTCGCAACCCGCTTGGGTTTCTCGATTGCACTAACTGCTGCGGTTCCTTCCGTTATTTCAAACAGCGTCTGTTCGTCGTTATCTGTATCCATGTTATATAATAGATAGAGATATTATTCCCAGCATTTTATCCAATATAAATTGCTAAACAACTATTCAGGTCGGGTTTTAACTTATCGATGTAAAACTGCTCGCGTGTACGCCGCTCAATAGCATCTTCCGTCTCAATGACTTCCAACGCTTCCATTTCCCAGTCTTTGAATCCTCCGCTACCCAGTATACACTTATATACCTTACGGTTCGGTGCTTCATGCGACTTCTGCACATGTTTACCTAAACGTTGCTTCAATGTCTTCGTTGTGCTACCCACGTAGAACGAATCACAGGTTTTGCTAAATAATCGGTAGATGGTCGGCATATCCTTTTATCTTATCCGGAGACATTATTTTCGGGCGGTGTCATAACAAATAGTTTTAAATCGTCCAATACGTCCAATAGTTCCTTACGTGCAAAATCGCCGATGTGTTCGTAATAGTGGATTTGGTCACACAAAAATGTTCTCTGTGCTTCTGGTAGGAAATGCGTATGCTGCACAACCTGTATGAACACACGCTTAAAATCATCGGGCATGGACGTAGAAAAAAAGGCGCGACTTAACCTTGCTGTTTTTTCTTTTCCTTCTGTCATTTTTATATATGCATATTTTTATTTACCGAATAGTTCGGCGAGTTTCATTGTTTGCCATTCTTCGATCATTTTTGTTTTTATTGTCTTTTGTGTCCAGTCTTGCAACAATGCACACGATGGTTCTTGTCTAAATGCTCGGTCATTAAATGTGGTTCTAATACCACATTGCATTTGGTGCACATAATACCGCTAACCATTGTCGTGTCGATATTATAGACGGTCTCCTGTTCGCAGCACCAGCATGTGTCGGTGTCAAACTCCTCCAATTCCTCGCCACAATTAATGCAACTGTTACCTCCATCATATTCCTGTTCTACTTGACTCATTATTGCTTTGTTTTGATGCTATAAATATGTGCCTACCGATAGAATCAATTTTTTACGTTTTGATGCTATATATTTTTGTCAATTAAATAGTTCATTTTTTTACGGATTGCGTAACAAAATGTTACGATTTTTCAATAAAAAAGATGCATTGGCATCGTTTTTTATGGTTTTTTGTTACGTTTTTATGCTCCTAATCCATACCCAAATACGTTAATATTCTTCTCTGTTGTTCGTCTGTGAGAACTTTCATTATGTAATTTACATTGAATCTACTTGTTATTGGGAATGTGAATAAATTGTTTTTTACTGTTAGTGGATAATCCCAAAAGTAATGTATATCAAATCTTGTTCTTTGATTTGTTGCTATTGCTTCATCAGTTAACTCATATGTGATATACTCATCTTCTTTGCCTGGATTGCCTGTAAACGCTCCACTAACCGGAAATTCTAATATCTTATCCAGAATGAACTGGATATGATTGCCTTGAACTTTGAGGTTTTGCGCCATTTTAATTACTTGCTTCTTATTGCTTTGTTTTGATGCTATAAATATGTGCCTGTAACTAAAATCAATTTTCTACGGATTGCGTAACTTTGTTTATTCCTCCTCTTCGTCCTCTTCGTCCTCTTCGTCACCATAATACTCTTGTAGTTCTGTTAACGCAAATGCATAAGGACTTGACGTATTATACTCCAATTCTACGGTAAATGTTGATGTCTTCCATATGGACAATGAACCTGGGCATACGTCGCATCTTAATTTAAACTTAAAACTAACCTTACCATAACATGCTCTATCACACGGTAGGTCTTTAATTTCTACGTCAATCTCATTGTCGTCGTCGTTGATTAGTTCTCTAACATATTTATATTGTACATTATCGAACAGATTAAAATACCGCGCTTGTTTCACTGTCATTGTGTTAAGATACGCCATTGTTACTAATTATTACTTGCTTTTGCTTGTTTTGATGCTATAAATATATGCCTGTAATTAAAATCAATTTTTTACATTTTGCGTAACAAAATGTTACGATTTTTCAATAAAAAAGATGCATTGGCATCGTTTTTATGGTTTTTTGTTACGTTTATTCTTCATCGCTTGATTCCTCCATCTCACGCTGTTCCTCCTCATCTACCTCCTCGCATGTTTGTATTTTTGCACGGCACATTGGGCAATTTATACGATATTTCTTTTCGGGCAAATGACTGATGCATTTACCACAAATCGTATGTCCGCACTTTGAGAAATGAGTTTGTGTTGGTTCATAACACACACAACAATCTTGTGTCGTCTTGGTAGGTTTACACGTGCCAACCGTTGCTAATTTTAACATCGCTTTCAACGGTAGTTTTTCAACGGGATTTACTTCAAATTTTCCGCAGAACACATTGTAGCGAATTGTATGCATAGTGAGGAATAGTTTCGTAATTGCATATCTAATCTCACGCTTGGTAAAACGAATCTCGGGTCTTTTGAGACCAGTCCACGCATAACTGACTAACTCAATTCGCTGAATAACGTCGTGGTGAGTGATTGCATACTCGTAATTGTTTGCTCTCACCATAAAATCAATAAGTGTGGGTTGGATACGTAAATCTCTATCCGCCAGTTTCACTCCGTCAATACTATCAATAGGAATAGTTAAATGAGTTATGTTTTTCTTTTCATCAGTTTCATTCACGACCTCTATATACTTCTTAAAAACCCACTCGGTCAGTTCGTTAATCTCTTCCGTGTTATTCATTATTACTTGCTTGTTGTTGCTTGTTTTGATGCTATAAATATATGCCTACCGATAGAATCAATTTTTTACGTTTTGCGTAACAAAAGTTGTTACGATTTTTCAATAAAAAAGATGCATTGGCATCGTTTTTATGGTTTTTTTTCTACGGGTTCGTAACAAAATCTGGCAAAACTGCTCCTTTCCTCTTTAAATATTTTGGTGAATAAAAATGTTTCAGCACTTCCTGTGACGGAATTGCCATTGACAATCCGTAAATGCGTTTGAGGTCATCTTCATCTTTTTTTGTGTATTTTAACAGATTTTTAGTACCATTTTTCATTGTAAAATCGCCAAAACCTTCTAACTTATTAAATGCATCTCTAATACGCTGTGTTCTATCTTCTCCTTCTCCTTTGGTCGTGGCAACTCTAACACGGTTCTCACGATTAAATGGAGTAGCATCTTTTAATTCTAAAATCTCTCCACCATCAGTAATCGCCCATTTTTTGGTATCTTTTATTAATTCTTCGGCGTTGCGTTTTCCAGGTGCGAACACTGACCTTAAATAATTCTCTTTAAAAATCGCAATTACTACTTTGGTCTTGGATTGTGCTGGTGCTGGTTCTGGTCTCGGTTTAATCACAATATTCTTCGGTGTTGGTTCCGTAGATGGCATTGCTTGTTCCAACTTCTCCGTTTTCTGCTTCTTTTTTTCAGTTGGTATGTATCCTTTTTTTATATCTGGGTCACTCATTGCACACATATACGACATCTTGTTCTTGGCAGCAAAAGCGCGAACGTGTTCTACCCAACGGTTAGGCATTATATAATTACACTATATTTTTTTTAGACTTTGTCGTTAATATATCCTAAACTATAACTATCCAATAATAACCGTATGATAAATCGTCCTCGTATGGAACCCGCCGCATTATGCACATCGGTCCCAGATGTTCCATGTACTCCGTCATCGACTCGCCGTATGTTCGCGCCTCGCCGTCAGTATAGAAATACCGCGTCCAACTTTCGCCGCCAAACTCAAAAAAGTACAGTGGCATATATACAGTATTCCTACTTTTATCCTCCATTTCCTTATTGATTTAAATAACATATTAGTAATGTTGCTAAAATGTTGGGTTTTTGTAAGAAGACCTAAAAGACCTAAAAGACCTAAAAGACCTAAATTTTTACAACTCGTATAGAGATTTTCAAATTCCTATAATAGGTTATATAAAAGTAGGTCTTGTAGTCCTTTTAGTCCTTTCATAGTCCTTTCTATATTTCCTCCTCCTCTACAACACTCACCACATCTTCCACATCTTCCAGTTCCGCCATTTTCACACCTAAATAGACACCTTTACAGTTCTGGTATTTTTTTTGACTATCATATGTAATCTTCAAAGACAAACACGCAATTATATCTTTAAACACCGCCAGACTGATATTTAAGACCGATAGTTGATAATCCATATCCTTCTTGTTAATTTTCGCATCAGCACTAAACTCAAATATTTGTAGTATGTTATCACGCATCTTGTTATTGTCCGCACACACTTCTTTGGTATCGCCTGCCCAATCAGCAGGATAAGGTTTTAACTTGTAACCATCATCTACAAACATCTTGCAGTATGGATACAATAAATCCATCATTGCAAACTTATATTTGGTTTGTAAGAGTTCTTTGAACGAACCGTCCATCTTGAACTTGCACTTATCATAATCGTCCACCTCATTTTGGTCACTGAATTCACTATCCATTTGCATCATCTTCAATCGGCGCGTAATACCATTATCAGCATTTATATTCAGCGTGTTATTGGACACAATAAACAGTTTGAGATTAATAGACATCGTATCCATTCCAGCGTAATTAACCTTGTAACGCTCGGTAGTACCATCTGCCATATTCTTGATGATATCAGCGTCTTGCTTGCTCTTTTTGAGTTCATTCACCCATGCGATGCGGAAACACTTCCAACTTGATATTTCTTTATGACGACTGCCATATGTGGTTTCAAACAGATTGCTTTCCAACTTGATAACATAATTAGGAATGATTGCTTGTAGTGCCTCAAATATGACGGACTTGCCGTTAGACGCCTTTTGCCCACGTAAGCACCAAAACGCCTGTATCTTGGACGCATCACCAGTTAATGCATATGCAACACTCGATAAGTAGAATTCCAAATGTTCCGGATTCATATTGCAAATCTTTAACAACTCCTTACGCACAAACGCAATGTCTTCAACTTTTGCCTTCTCATAATTGTATGGTATAGTCTGCGTTAATAAGTCGGTAGAATACAGTCCTTCTCTAAACTCCAATGTCTTCAAATCCAGTATACCATTTTTATACGCCATCTTATATGGTTGCAAATCCAATGTGCTTTCAAAAGCACTATCAAACAGTTCAGTCTCCAAAATGTTAATCATTTGGGCAGTAAACGCACCTTTACCGACGTCTCTGTAATGCGCCTTGTATTTCTTGATATCATCTTCAAACGCCTTCTTTTTAGTTTCGTCATCTGTTCTTTCCTTTAATATAGACATTGTTGCGCAACTTTCGTCGATTCTGTCCTGAATGTGTGATATGATGATCGAGTGTGGTTTCTTAATAGCACGCCATAATTGAATCTTCTTATCAAACATAAACCACTTACTATTGCAGTATATAAGGTCACGTTTTAGTTGTACCGCGATATATTGTGCAGTAGTATTCTCGCCTTTACCTAACGTTTCTAATTTAATGAACTCGTCGTATTTAATCCGCCATTCGCTATATCCAGCAGCATTCTTCAACTTGGCAATATTCTTTAATCCTGCCATTGGATATTCCTTGTTACTATCCATATTATCCCATGCTTCACTTGCTTTTACAATGTATTCACGACGTTTTTCTGCGATTTTCGTCCACTCCATAAATATGTCTTTATGGTATTTATTTGTTTTTAACATAGTTAAAATGTGCAACCATTCGTCATATGTAATAACCCATTCTTTGTTCACTACCTCGTTGCCAATAACGTTGTATAGCAATTGAACCCATTTGTCTTCGGTAACCATAGTAACACACGCGGTTGTCTCTTCCTTTTTATTTTCCTGCTTCTTTGGAACAGTTGTTTTTGGTGATTGTTTTTTTGATTTTTGGTATTCTTGGTGGTCGTCAAATAATCCCAATATGAATGGGTAGATTGGTGACTGCTCGGTCAGCACGTAGAACGGTTCTTCGTTTCTAAATGTGCGTGCTTGGACTACGCTATTGTTTATTTTGCACGTAGTTGCAGATGGTGGAATAACCTGCTGATGCTTGTTGCCCATAAGAACCTCCATAGAATGGATAGCAATCTTACTACCGATGCTTTCCATCTTACTAATGATTTCCGGCGTATTGGTATAATCTACCAGCACGTTTTCATTACCAACGGTAGAACTTTGATACCACCCATCGTGTTTATCCACAATACCGGCATATTCGTCCAATTTGCGTTTGGTATAATCACAACCCGTTCGGTCTTGTCCACAGGTATCAAAATCCAACGACATAATGTAACGTCCGTTTTCCTGCTTACCCATTCGCATTCCCCACAAATTAGATTTCATATTGTGATGCTTCTGCAATACTGTTACTGGTAATTCCTGCCAACTATTTAAACCATTACCGTCACGTTTTGCGGGCAGTTTATTCTGTCCTACGTTAAATAGTGCGAACTGTTGTGAGATTAGAGTACAAATGGTTTCCATTCCTATATTCAGTATAGAGATATTTATCTATATTATTTGTTAATTACATTATTTCAATTTTTTACAATAATGTAATATTCCTAAATAGAAACTCCTAAATAAGAATGCCTAAAAATGTCTTGGCAATCTTCTTCCATGCGTCGCATCGGCGTCGCGCTATTCGATTAAGTTCTCTGTTACGGTCTGCATTCTGCTGACGCCATTTATATATGTGTGCTTTGTTTTGTTGATAGGTAGGTGATGGCATTTCTTATATACTATACACACATTTATTTATATCAGTTACCAGCATTTTATCCGGCAGTATATTACCTGCTAAATCAATAACCGGTTTTTGCGCGAGTAATGATTGTCTAAATGCGTCCGCTTTCTCGTTAAGTTTGATTAAGTCTTGTTCACGCTTCTTGGTTTTTTGTTGTTGTAAGTTGGGTTTCTTTTTGGGCGGCATATATATTATGGTGATAGAATTTTTGAGAGTGCGAGAACCAATCCATCAATCTGTTTTTGCTGTGCTTCTATCTTGGCGTTGAGTTCTTGGATAGCGGTTAAATATAGATTACCAAATTCGGCACATATAGTTTGTGGTTGAATTTCACCCGCTTCATTTACGGCATCTTTCTCTCCACTAACAATATTATCTAACTCGGGAAATAATTCTTGGACTTGATGTGCAATGAACCCGTGATGTCGTCCGTGTTTCTTGAAAATAGATATGTCTTTCATCTCATATTCGACCATTTCAACTTTGCATAAGCGGTCTAACACGGGTCTCGCCTTTGTTATATTCTCTTTCACTCTGTAATCACTGATAGTGTAGTTACCTATGTTCACACCATCTATCCAACATTGTAGAACCGCACCAGTCCAATAGTTATTAAACACGTTTGTTCCAAAAACACCAGCAGAACCTAACTTGGTAAAATACCCGCCCGTAACTTGTATCCCAGTTGTTAAAACTTGTAATTGTGTTAAACTATTTATGCGAAACCGATGTGTGTATCCAGTAGGTGCTTCAAAGCGAAAAGCAGTTGATGCCGTATTTTGAGTAATACTACATACATTAGAAGTGCCAAAAGTTAGAGTGCTATTACTAACTGGAAATAATAAACCCGCTGACGTTATACTACCAATTATTGATGAGTTCACTCTAAAATGATGACTGCTTCCAGTTGGAACGTTATATTGTAGTGAAGTAGTGGTAGATGTAATATTATTACCAGTCCCTCCAAATTGTAAGATTTGATTGACTGGAATTGTTATTAAAGTTCCGTTTATGGTTAGTGCTAATGTGCCGTCGTTTATAAATCTAAAACTTCCACCAGTATCAGCGTCAAAACGAATACCACCCGAACCACCACTTGCTATTGCTCCACCTAAAAGAGTATCGTCTAAATATATAGGTTGTGTTGCTTTCATAAAAATAGGTCCAGTAAATGTCGCTCCATATGTATTTAATAATAATTGTGCTACGGAATTCACCATGAATTTATGCGAATACCCAGTTGCTACCTCATAATCAAAAGTATTTGTAGTTGTGTCTTTTCTTAAATACGCTATATTAGTAAAACCTTCGTCCCATACCACCCGCTTACCATCACGCATACTCAAACTCTCATATATTATTGCTCCACTATTACTAACTTCCATAATATCTACGCCACCAACTTGATATTTCAAAGTGTGTGCTGCGGGTAATTGATACAAAAACCAGTTAAAACTTGTGTATTCACGCATAATCGTTCCAGCGGGAAAAGTGAATAGTGTCCCATTTACATCAGTGCTTATTTTTACTACTTCTGTATTGT